GTGTTGGGGAACGCCAGGGGTGGCCGAGCGGGAATGGCCGACCAGGGCCACCGCGTGGCGACAAGCGTCCAGGTCGTCCAGGCAGGCCGTGGCTGCGCCCGGGCGCTTGAAGGTCCGAAGCTCCCCCTCGACGTCGATCCACGCCAGGCCGAAGGCGTGGCGGCCACGGGTCTCCGTCTCGGCGGCGATCCGGCGGAGGCAGGCCAGATCGGGGCCGCGTCCGTTGGTACTCAAGAATCCAAAGATGCCGCACATGGTGGATGGCCTTTCTTACTGGCGGTTTGCGTTTTAGGGCATGGCGTCGTACTTCTTGGCCAGGCGGCGGAACTCGGCCTTGATCTGGTCTTGGGGGATGGCGTCCGAAATCCATCCGTACTGCTTGCCCCCGTGAATCCGGGCGTAGCCTTTTCCCCAGGCCAAGTAGCCCAGGAGGCGTTCCGTCTCGCTCTGGCCCGGGCCCGACTTCTTCCAGCCCCCTGTGGGGGCCTTGGGGTTCCAGGTCGGCATCCGCTTGGCCGTCAGGGCCCGCTCGACCAGCCCCAGGCAGACCTGAATCCAGCCGACGACCTTGGTGGGGTTGAGCGAGCCGGAGAAGACGCGGAACTCGACCGTGTCCTTGGTGCCGCGGGCGAGGTTGGTGAGGTTCAAGGCGTGGTAGCGATCGCGGTCCAGGGCGGGCTTGGCGTCCTTGTCGCTGCCGTACTTCCGTACCCCGCCGCAATACCGGCCCCGCTCGCGGTTCTTGGTGCCGGTGATGGCGTAAAGGCCCTTCTCCAGGTAGGCGACGATGGTGACCAAGCGGGCCAGGGCCTCGCTGGGCCAATCGCGGTTCCAACCGACGTGGACGTGGACGCCGCAGCTCACGTTGACCCGATGGCCTTTGGCTTCCAGCGTGCGGAGGACCTCGATCACCTGGCGGATGCCTTCTTCGCCGCGGAGGACGGGGCTAACGATTTCGCACCTGTGACCCCCGTTGCTGTTGTCGATCGAGCCGTCGGCCTCGGCCTTCCAGCCGGCGGGAAGGTAGGGAACTTGGATTCCGCGCTTATACGGGCCGATGCGGAGGCGGTCGTTGCGGACGGCGCTATCCGGGGCGATCGTTTCGATCTCGATTCCGAAGGTCAGGTCGTGGGCGTTCATGGCTTTTCCCTCGCTAGTGTGATGTTCGTGCGTACATCACACTTAAGCCATGAACTCGGGAAAAGATCAAGCCGATTTCCCGCTTGCCGGATCGGATTTTTTGGCCGGGGAGTTCCCTACCACGCTTGGGGATGGCCTAGTTGGAACGGTAGGCCGCCACGGGAGGGTATTGCTGGTTCACGAGATTGCACTGGCTTGGCCACTGTGGGCCCACAGCGGCCACGTGTGGCGATACCGGCGCCAAATGGCGGCTGGTGGCCAAAGCTAAAAGAAAACCCCGGGACGCGGCCCAGGGTTGGCCCAGGAAGGCAGGCGTGTTGGGCGTTATGCCCTGGCGAACTTGCCCCGCTCTACCTTGCGGAAGCGGGACTTGCTTCCCTGAGTGGCGATTTCCCGAACGAGGGCTGCGTAAAGGGTCCGGTCGGGCGTTTTGCCGGTAGGCGACTTCCAGTAGCCCTTGGCCTCGGCCATCGAGACGATTTCCTTGGCCGTCATCGGTTGGCCCGCCTCTTCCAGTACCCGCGCGGCGGCGTCCAGGACGCCCATCCTCTTCGGTTTGGCTTCGGCTTGAACTGGCTTCGTTTCGCCGCCGTCCGACTTGGTGACGGCCGCGGGATCTTCCTTGACCGTCGCCATGGTGGGGAGCACGGCATCATTGCAAACCGCAGCTCGGGGCGAGTCCGCCTCGCCCCGCAGGCGTCGGGCGCTCTTGATGCGGACCTTCTTGCCCGTGGCCAGGTTCGTGGCGTCCCAGCCGCCGTACGGGTTCGCATTGTCGATGCGGACGGGGGTGAGCCTGCCGCTCACCTCCGCCAGGTAGACCTTGCCGATCTGAATGGCGTTGCGTTTCACAGCGTCGCTCCTTTTCTCAGGTGGATTGGGGATCGATCCTCACGTCATCACACAGGAGCCATGAACTCGCGAAAAGATCAAGCGGATTTCCCGCTTGCCGGATGGGATTTTTTCGCCAGGGAGTCCCCACCACACTTGGAGATGAAATTTGCGGAATACTTCTGTGCGGAGGCGTAGCACCGGATGACGGAAAGTAATGCCCCAGGACGGCCAAGTGGCCCACTCAACCCCCAGGCTTTGCGGCTGGAAGACATGGCCCGGCTCTTGTCGGCCGCTGGCCCGAAGGCGGTCACCATGGAAATGCTCCAAGCGGACATCGCTGCGGGGGCCCCGAGCAACGTCGATGGCACCATGAATCTAGTCCATTACGTGGCGTGGCTTTTGAAGGAGGCTGGTCGTGGCGATTGACCCCAGGCGACTTCGGCCCAGCGAGCTGTGCCGGCTGGTCAACTCCACACCGCTGGGCACGGTCCTGGATGAGCGGCAGTTGCATCGGCACCGCACCCGAGCGGGCTTTCGCATCGGCGACGGGCGGCATGTCGACCTCTTCCGCTACGCGGCCTGGCTGGTGGAACTGCGGCACACGCCGAGACGAGCGCCCGACGGCGACCCCTACGAGAAGCTCAAGGAGCGGGCAGCGGCCCGCAATAAGGCCCTGTCGCTGGCCGGCCGCGACATCGGCGAGCTGCCGGGAGTCGTCAACCCGGAGCGGAAGGCGAAGGCCGAACAGAACTTTCGCTCCTTCTGCGAAGCCTACTTCCCGATGACCTTCCATCTGCCGTGGTCGCCGGATCACTTGAAGGTCATGGCCAAGATTGAGCAGGCCGTCTTGCGGGGCGGACTGTTTGCGATGGCCACCCCGCGGGGATTCGGCAAGAGCAGTCTGTGCGAGGCCGCCTGTATCTGGGCCGTGCTCTACGGCCACCGGGAGTTCGTCTGCCTGATCGGCTCGGACGAGGGCCACGCCATGGACATGCTCGAGTCGATCAAGATGGAACTGGACGGCAACGAACTGCTCTTGGAGGACTTTCCCGAGGTGGTCTACCCGATCCATTGCCTGGAGGGCATTGCCAACCGCTGTGCCGGGCAGCTCTATCGGGGCCAACGGACCCATATCGGCTGGACGGCCCGGGAGATCGTCCTGCCCACCATTCCCGGGAGCAAGGCCAGTGGGGCGATCATCAAGGTGGCGGGCCTCACGGGCCGTATTCGCGGGATGAAGTACAAGCGGGCGGACGGGAAGACGGTGCGTCCCAGCCTGGTGGTGCTGGATGACCCGCAGACCGACGAGAGTGCCCGGAGCCTCTCCCAGTGTGCCACCCGCGAGAGCATCCTGGCGGGTGCTGTCTTGGGCCTGGCCGGGCCGGGCAAGAAGATCAGCGGCATCATGCCCTGCACGGTGATTCGACCGGGCGACATGGCTGACAACATTTTGAACCGGGACAAACATCCGGAATGGAATGGCGAACGAACCAAACTCATTTATGCGTTTCCGACCAATGAGAAGCTGTGGCAGAAGTATGCCGAGCTGCGGGCCGAGAGCTTTCGGCGGGGAGGCCACGGCGAAGAGGCGACCGAGTTTTACCGGCAGAACCGCGAGGCGATGGACGAGGGGGCGATCGTTGCCTGGCCGGAGCGCTACAACCACGACGAGCTCTCGGCCGTCCAACACGCCATGAACCTGAAGCTCCAGGATGAGCGGGCCTTCTGGGCCGAGTACCAGAACGAGCCTTTGCCCGAGGAGTCACCCCAGGAGGCAGACCTGACGGCCGATCAGATCGCCAGTAAGATCAACCGCCTGCGTCGTGGCGAGGTGCCCATCGGGTGCAATCACCTGACGATGTTCATCGATGTCCAGCAAAACCTCTTGTTTTTCGTCGTGGCGGCCTGGGAGGACGATTTTACCGGCTATGTGATCGACTACGGGACCTATCCGAAGCAAGACCGACCCTATTTCACGCTCCGTGACGCTAGGCGAACCTTGGCCATGGTAACAGGCGTTGCCGGTGTGGAGGGGGCGATCTACGCCGGGCTGGAGAAGCTCACCACTGACTATCTGGGCCGCGAGTTCCGCCGAGACGATGGGGCCCTCTTGCGGATCGAGCGGTGCCTCGTCGATGCCAACTGGGGTCAATCGACGGATGTGGTGTACCAGTTCTGTCGGCAGTCGGCCCATGCCGCCGTGCTGATGCCCAGCCACGGGCGATTCATCGGGGCCTCCAGCCGCCCCTTGAACGACTACCAGCGGAAGCCTGGCGACCGGGTTGGCTTTAATTGGCGTATCCCGAACGTCCAGGGCCGTCGGGCTGTGCGTTACTGCGTCTACGACACGAACTTCTGGAAGTCGTTCGTCTATGCCCGGTTGGCCGTGGCGATGGGCGACCGGGGGTGTCTGTCGCTCTTTGGTGATCGGCCGGAGCAGCACCGGCTATTTGCCGAGCATTTGACGGCCGAGTATCGTGTCCGCACCGAAGGCCGCGGACGGACGGTGGACGAATGGAAGCTCCGCGTGTCGGGTGGCGACAATCACTGGCTGGACTGCCTGGTGGGGTGTGCAGTCGCGGCATCGCTCCAGGGGGTTGCACTGCCGGGAATGGCCCCCGAGCCTGGTCAAGATCGCCGGCGGGTCAGCTTCGCCGAGCTTCAGCGGAAAAAGCGAGGCCGTCATGGATGACGCATCTCAAGCCACGGGCTCCAGGTCCGAAGCCTCCCAACCCCGGCGCGGCACCGCCTGCCCACGCTGCGGGTGCCGCCACTTCCGCACGACACACACCGAATCCTTGCCCAGCGGGCGTATCCGTCGCCGCAAGGTCTGCCGGCACTGCGGACGACGGATGGTGACCTACGCGCCGGCCCCTCGCAGGGGAGGCCCGGATCGCTCGATGGGGCGCGAGTTCGATTTTTGGGGACATTCAGCCGACAGATCGCCGAGAATTGGCATATGTAAGAGATAGGTAGGCAGGGCGCTGTGAACCTGTAGCGCCTATCGAGCAACCGCATCTGCAGCTGGCGGGCAGCAAGTCCGGCCAATATATCGGATGGGATGCTGGGATCGCTGGAGGGAGCACGCTTTCGGGATTTTTGGGGAAAAACTCCGACAGTTTGGCCTTGCACCGGGTAGGTCAACTCATAGGGGGCTTTCCACAGCTCGCATTTGCCGGAGACCAAGCGAATGACCGATAACCTCGATGACACTATCCGCCAGAATGCCCAGAAGCCGGCTGAGGTCTCGGGTGACGCCGGGTCGGTTAAGCAGCATCCGCTGTCGGAGCAGATCGAGGCAGACCGCTACCTGGCCAGCAAGGAGGCAGCCAAACAGCGTCAGCGGGGTCTGAGGTTCAACAAGTTCGTTCCGCCGGGGGTGAACTGAGTTGTTGGCATGGATGCGGTTTTTGTGGCCGGGGAAGGCCACACACCCGAATCGTCGCCTGCGTTCGTGGCGGGCCGCGCTTCCCCTGCGGGCCCGCTACGACGCGGCGATGACCACCGAGGACAACCGC